TTATTTTCGCAACAGTTCTTTCCAAAAGAACACATTGATTCCATAGAAAGACTGACTGAAACCGCAGATGGCTTAATGACGCTTGAGTTTATTATGGATCAGGTAAAGACAGTTTCGGTGAATGGATCAACAACAGCAGTCGGACAGCTTACAGAAGATAGTTTACGAACCATGATGAAGGATGAAAGGTACTGGAATCCGGCTCAAAGGGATATGGACTATGTAAAGCAAGTTGACGATGGCTGGCAAAAACTTGCGTGAGCATAGGATAATAAACAGGGGTGGGGCTTATCTCACCCCTATGAACACCAATCACATAGACGAATTTCGCAAACAAATTCATAAGTTTAACGCTGAGGAAATACTAGACTCTGGATACGGAAGTACCTTAGATTGCTTAAGAATAATGTATAGCAATTCAGAGGCTTATGTTTGTCGCAACAAATATGGTGAGATAGTATTTGTTGGGGGTCTTTGGTTTGGGGATGAAGCGCCTCAAATGTTTTGTATGTTTGCTAAGAACCTAGAGGAAAATACAGTTCTTGCGGCAAAGATGGCTAAAGCAATGCTAAGAATGTTTGAACCAATGCACCCCACGCTTACTATGACAGTGTCATCTCAGTTCGAGCACATGTTAAGCTGGGCTTTATGGCTTGGGTTCGAGCCCTGCGGGTTGACGGAGGGAAATCGGCATGTTGAATTTGTGCGTTGCATTTCAAATCTAAATAGTGTTACGGATAAGTCATTACGGCCCGTAGTGCATTGATCGGCCCTTAACAGGATACCCGAGTTGATATGAGTTCGCGGACACCCGTGGCAATCAGAAACTCAACTCAGGACTGTTAAAATGGCTAACACAATTGACCAAGCTTTTATCAAGCAGTTTGAGACTGAAGTACACATGGCGTATCAGCGTATGGGTTCCAAGCTACGGAACACTGTTCGCTCTACAAATGTGTCAGGCTCAACAGCTCGATTCCAAAAAATCGGTACAGGCACAGCCTCTACCAAAACTCGCAATGGTGACGTTTCCACAATGGAACTAGCGCACACCAATGTCGAAGTAACAATGACCGATCACTATGCGGCAGAGTTAATCGACAAACTTGACGAATTGAAAATGAACATCAATGAACGTCAAGCTGTTGCTCAATCCTCAGCTGGTGCTTTGGGTCGTAAGACCGACGAGCTTATCATTGCTGCAATGGATGCTGGTGCAAACACCACTCAAATCGCTGATACAACTGGCGCATTGGGTAAGGCAGACTTGCTAACATTGTTTGAAACATTCGGTACTGCCGATGTGCCAGAAGACGGACAGCGCTATATTGCCATGTCCCCTGCTGGTTTCGCTGACTTGTTTAATATTAATGAGTTTGCATCATCTGACTTTGTTGGTCCTCAGAACCTTCCGTTTGCTGGCGGCATGACAATGAAAGAATTCTTGGGCTTCAAGATCTTCTCAACGTCTGCTGTAGCTGGTGGCAAAAACTTTGCTTACCACACAACAGCAATTGGTATCGGTGTTAACTCTGACGTATCTACAGAAGTTAACTATGTACCAATGAAAGTTGCACACCTTGCAACCTCAATGATGTCAATGGGCGCAACAGCGATTGACGATAATGGTATCTATGAAGTCTTAGATAACAACTAAAAATGGTGGGGGCTTCGGCCCCCATTCATACAAGAGGTTGATATGGCAAGTACGGCAGCAAACACTGGCATTGATATTTGTAGCAGAGCTTTAATCCTAATCGGGGCAGAGCCTATTACATCATTCGATGATGATACTACAGAGGCTTTGGTATCGAGCAATATGTATGAAGACATTGCTCGTTTAAATTTAACAACTACTCGTTGGCGTTTCTCAACGAACCAAGCGGTCTTGAATAGACTAACCGATACACCCACTGGTCGATTCGGTTCTGCATATCAGCTTCCTTCTGGGTATCTGTTTGTTCATGCTGTTACTGTAAACGACATTCAGATTGAGTATGACATTTACGGAAACAAAATATTCTGTGATGCTTCAGCTCAAGACGAGCTAGTAATTGATTATACCTATAGAGCTCAGGAACCAGATTGGCCTTCATACTTTTCAGTATGTGTTGAGTATGGAATGGCATCTGTATTCGCTACAGCAATTGCAAGAGACCAATCGTTAGCTGCACTTATGAATCAGCAATACGAACGAATGATGGCTAAGGCTCGTTCAATAGATTCACAACAGCAAAGTACACGCAAACTCATTACTTCTCGATTTATCTCTAACAGGAGAAGCTAATGCAGAGAGCAAGAATACCGCTGACAAATTTTCAGTATGGTGAGATTAGTCCGTCCCTTTCATCGAGGACGGATTCAGCTATTTACAACTCCTCTGCCCAAAGCGTTAAGAACTTCTTTCTTATGTCAGAAGGGGGCGTTCAAAAGAGGGGTGGCTTTAAGGCATTACATGACTTTACTGACGTAACGGAAGACACAAGTATTACGCAGCAAGTTAGGATTATACCATTTAATTTTTCGGATGATGAACAATATGTTGTTGCTTTAAGCAATGGCAAGGCTCAATTCTTTTTTATCAATCCAACAACGGGCGCTGTAACTAGCGTTGCTACTGTAACCACTGATATTAATAGCGCAACAGTACCTTGGACTGAAGAGTACCTACATGAGATTACATACGCTCAAGGCGGTGACATTCTTTTCTTAGCCCACCCTACGTTTCAAACACAGCAGATAGTTCGTACTGGACTGAGCAGCTTTGAGGTTCAGCCTTTTGAGTTTCAAGTGCGTGCTGGTGGCGCAAAGATTTATCAACCATACTTTCAGTTTCAGTCTAGTGGCGTAACGCTAGACCCCTCTGGCACAACTGGCAGCATTACACTGACAACAAGTGCGCCTTACTTTGACACTACTGGAAAGCAAGATGGGGTTAAACTTTACTATCATGGATCAGAGATAACAATTAACTCTGTAAGTTCCTCTACGGTGGCAAACGGAACGGTAACAGACGAGCTGGTAGCTTCACTCGACGCTGATGCAATTAGAACTGTTGACGGTTCTAGCAGCATTAAGATTACACAAATTAATCACGGCATGGCAATTGGCGACAGCATTACAGTAAGAAATGCCACAACAGTTGGCGGTATAAACGCTGGTCAGATTAACGGTGTTAGGTCAATAACTGGAATTGTTGACGAAAATGTTTTTGAAGTAACGGCTGGTGCAGCTGCAAATACTACAGAAGATGGCGGTGGCAACATTGAGATTGTCACTCACGCTGCGACTGAGCAATGGTACGAGCAGTCTTATTCTGAAATGAGAGGATACCCTGCTGCTGTTGGGTTCCATGAAAACAGGTTGTGGTTTGGCGGCACGATCTCTCAGCCCGATACAATATGGGCAAGTAAGTCTGGCTTGTATTATAACTTTGATATTGGCACAGCACAGGACAACGATAGCATTGAGCTTGTAATGAGCATTGGCGAAGTGGCTACTATACGACACTTTGTTTCCAATCGTGACATTCATATCTTTACAGCTGGCTCCGAGTTCTCGATACCAACATTCCAAAACCAAGCTATCACGCCTACTAATGCTGTAGTAAAAAGACAAACTTCTTTTGGAAGTAGCTTCTCTAGACCACAGCCGTTCTATGGTGCCACTCTATTTACTCAGTTTGGTGGCAGCACCATTAGACAATTTGTCTATAGTGATTCAGAAGATGCTTACAAGTCAGACCCTATTTCCCTTCTATCAACCCATCTAATCAAAAATCCGATTCAGTCTGCGGTTACTATTAGTGAAGTAGGCGCATCTGACGCTGCTGTATTCTTTCTAAACAATGACGGAAGTTTAATTACCTATAACTTAAACCGCGTAGAAAACATTGCTGGTTGGACTAAGTTTGAAACGAATGGAAAGTTTCACTCGATAGCATCTGTGGCAGATCATTTGTTTGCTGTTCTTAGCGTTGATATGGGCGGCGGAAGTAACAGCTATGTGCTGTGCCAATTGGATGAAGGATCTAACGTGGACTGCTCTGACGAGTACACGGGAAGCGCTGGCGTATTCAATGTGTCTAACTTCTTTGAAGATGGCGCTATACTAGATGTGGTTAGTGGTTCTGATTATTTAGGTAAGTTCACGGTAGCGAGTGGTAATCTAGACGTTTCATCAATTGACGCTACGGCAACCTCTTGTGAAGCTGGTTTTGCTTTTGACGTTGAGCTTAAAACAAATCCAATTGATATTAACACTGCTGCTGGCCCCGTAACTGGAAGAAGAAGAACGATTGGCAGCGTAACGGTTAATATGACTGACACGCTTTCCGCTTCTGTTAATGGCGTTAAGCTCATTATTAGGCGGACGAATAGTGACTTTAGCAATCAGAGAGTCCCGTTCACTGGCAATAAAGAATTTAGATTGCTGGGGTATAACCGCGATCCACAAGTAACACTTACACAAACCGCGCCATTAAGCCTTCAGATTAATGGTCTAATAGCAGAGGTATCTTTCTAATGAGTATAGAGTTAGTTACCCTTGGCCTTAGTCTTTTTAGTTCTAAGAAAACTTATGATTACCAAAAGCAAGCGGCTGAGGAAGCAAAAAGGGTTGGTCAGCTAGAAGGGCGTCAGTTTGTAAATGAGCTATTCTTAGGAAAGGCACAGGCTATTGGTGCAGCAAATCAAAGGCGGCAAGAGCAAACTGAAGCTGAGGCAAGTAACTTTGCGTTTCTTATAGGAAAGCAAGGTAGAGATGACAGATCGGTAGATGCTTTCTTAAAGCGGAACCAAGAGGTTGCAGACGAAGACATAGCAAACATTGATCGGCAAACGGAAATACTTTCAGCTAAGTATGCAACGCAAGCAGCCGTTGCTTATACATATGGTCAAAATACTGCGTCTGGTCTTAGGGCTCAAGCCACAGCAAACCTCCTTACTAATATGTCTGACATAGCCCAAAACATGAGTCCGGGTCTTGTTAAGAGTCTTACTCCTAGCAATAAGGATAAATCATAATGCCAATAATTAGAGAGAAAAAGCAAAGTAGAAGCGCGGGACCAGTTGGTGTTGTGCGAATGAATCTTGGAGGTACTGAAAAGTATTCTCGAATTGCTGATGCCACTCAGAAACTTACAACACTTAGCGTCAGTGAGATGAGTAGACAGTCACAATTAGAAGGTCAAAGGATGGCACAGGACGTTGATCCTAGCCAAATCATTGCACTAAACCCTGAGACCGGAAAGCCTAAAGCCCTAGATTGGGTGGGCGAGAACCGTTTGTTTGGTCGCGCTGGTGTAGAGGCATACGAGCGTGTTGTCCAAGAGCGGTTTCAATCTTCCATGGAGACTGAGCTTAAGACAAAGGCCAGTGAGATTGCTCTTAAGTTTAAAGACAACCCCTATGGGGCAGAGCAATACAAACAACAGATGGACGAATACCTTAAGTCTATGGCTTTGGGCTCTGAAGTAGATGGTAAGGCAACTTACTATACTAACTTTATTATGAGCCAAGGTGAGCAGTATATCGCTTCAACTACTCTCCATATGCAAGAGCAACAGATTAACAGGCAAAGACAAATTACAGCTCAATCTATTGTTGATAATGTCAGCGATAGACTAGATGCAATTAGGCAGTATGCCCAACTTGGAAAAGATGCTGGGTTGCTTATAGATTCAATCTTAGAGTCTATTGGCGATGGGGAAAGTTCTTTTCTTTTAAATCAAGGCTCTTCTGCCAAATACCAACAAGCTGCTGCTGTTGCATATGCTGAAGGTGTAATCGCTAAAACCTTTGGTGATTTATCACATGAATCTGCTGGGAATGTATCTGATGCAATTACATTAGGAGACCCCTCTTCTCTTACAGCGCAAGAGCGAAAAGTATTTGATGAAGCCTCAAAATATATGGTTCGGTCTGTTGATGTTGGAAATGGTAGAACTGCTAAGGTGTTGGACTATGACGCATTGTCAGCTGTATCTGCCTACGCATCACAATCTGCTACTGACGTATTGAATGACTATAACTCTGAAATAAAGGCAAGTCGTTTTTTAATTAAAAAGAA